ATAGTTAGGCGTGGGTAGCTTACCATCAGCTAATCCTTGCTCTATCAATTTATATAACCTCTCAAGTTTAGGCTTTGTTTTCTGCCTTATTTTTCCTCCACGAAACCAGTCGTGTACTGTCTTCCTTGTTATTCCTAAAACATTTGCCACATGTGCATTAGGTACTTTAGCCTTAATACATAATTGTGCTAACTGTATTCCTGTGTGTTCTAAGTCTGCGTGTTGAAGACCTAATAAAAATCTATCACTATAGGGTCTAACCATCATTCTCTCCATTTATCTACTATATTATTAACATTGACTGATTCAAGTTTTGTCTCTTCTTTTGTTGCGTCATAAGCTTCAAATTTAACTGGCTCTTTCTCAGTAGAATCTTCACCTTGATAAACACTTAGTGTGACCGCATTAACAGCACTAGGTGATTCTGCTTGTGTTTTGACTGTTTCAAGTACATCTTTAGGCACAATTTCTACTGGAGAAAATAAAACCCTTGGCTTATTAGAGTTAGGGTCAAATTCCATTTTAGTAATAATTATTCCTGCACTTACATTATTATCTGCAAGCATTTTGATGTAAGCTTTAAATGGCCACTTACCTTGTTCCTCAGTACCAAAACAAGAATTAGCTGGAAGAACTAATTGTAAAACATCACCTGCCGCATCATTAGCTAAAACAACAGCCATGCGCCATGACATTCTACAAGAAGTGCTAACCCCTCCTGAACCTGAGCCTCGCACACTATTGGGACAAGTATGACAAGACTCAGACTGAGGACGGTTTACTTCCTTATCAGGATTTACAGAATCATTAGACCAACAAACAGGACTTACTTTTTTACCTTCTTCGTATGAACTTTCATAATACACTCTTGACGGCGTATGTGCCATCTTGACTATTATTATATTCATGGTAGAGGCTTCAGCCGTACTGACTTCCTTGCCCCCAACTATTTTTCTAAACACACCCCCTCTCAAGGATATGCGTTTGTTTTGATTAGAAAAGTTACCACTAGCAACAGCTATAGTATCTTCATCTAAACCTAAGTTAGGGTTATTTTTAAGTATGGCTTTAAGTTTATCCATTTAGTCCTTTGCCCCCCACTTACTTACGATGTCAGCAATATCTTTACTTCCATCATTGGTGGGAGCACTTTTGATAACTTCTGGTTCAACTACTTCAGGAATTGGAGCTGTGCTTTCTTCTGCAAAGACTTCCGCTCCTTCGTTATGAACATAGCCTGTAGTTTCTTCAAAACCAAAACGGTCTGCACTGCTAGAACCTTCAACAAGAGTAATAATTTGTACAGCTCGTAGACGTAGAGCGACACCTGCCCCGACCATACTTGTATAGTATGGAGCAATAGAACCATTCACTCTAATCTCAGAGCCTGCCCATATATTACTATCTACTACCACGTTACCTTTAGCATCAAAGATAGCTGGTTTGTAGGCAGCTTTAGATTTAAAACGAAGAATAACATTCCCTGTAGGTTGACCTGCATCATCTAATTGGTCAGTGTATGGAGGGTTGGCAGTTTTTAACTCCTTACCCTTTTGTTTCTTCATTTCTTCTTTTAGATTTTCTGCAAAAATTGCATTAATCTGGTCAATCAAAGGTTGGGCGTCAGCCTTAGATAATACAAGACTAACTTTATACTCACCTTCCTCATTAAATTTAGTATCAGGGGTTGATAGCCACGGATACAATGCTACACCTTTAGGTGTTGTAAATACATTTGGTTGTTGCGCCATAGTTTTTTCTCCTTATTTACTTGACGGTTTACGTACTACGATATTGAACTCCCTCATAGAACTAATGCCTGGAGGTAGTCCTGCTTCTTCACGACCATTTAAAAACTCTTTAAAGTTTGCTTGATGAATGCGTTGTTGTAATAACTCTACGGCATCATTCTCACGAATAAAGTCTTTAAAGTTACCCCAATCAGAACATACATAATTTTCTTTTAAAGATTTTATAATAGTCCCTTTTGAAGTCTTAATGCTATCTGCATTTACTTCATTACAAGAGCTAAGCATTACTTGTTCTAACTGAGCAAGGTCATTTTTTAACTCTTGGTCTTTCATTTGAAACTCTCTAGTTAATTCGTCCCGTTTGTTTCGGATTCTAAGATAAGTTTCAACTAACTCATCTAACTGAATCTTTTGTTCGGGGGTAGAATGTTCTAGAACTTCTTCTACTAAATCACTCATGATTCTAATTCCTCACGATATAAGTCAACTAATTTTGTATGCAAGTCTACCTTACCTTGTAGCATGGCATACATCCTTTTTTCAACATCAGAACCCTGCAAATGAACGACTGTCATTTTGTTCTTTTGCCCTACCCTATCCATCCTAGCTATACACTGCAAATAAACTTCTACTGACATAACAGGAGACCAAAATACAACAGTGTCGGCTTTGGTCAACGTTACTCCATGAGAAGCTGATTGTGGTTGAATAACTAGGACTTTAGGTTCGTCCTGAGTTTGAAACCTGTTAATGATGTGTGCTCTTTCAGTAGCAGAAACTGCCCCGTAGATAACATCATTTGTTACATTATGCTTGTTTAAATATTCCGATATAAAATGAATAGTGTGTTTGTATGGTATAAATAAAAGAACTTTATGGTCTGTTTCTTCTAGTACTTCCATTAATGCATTAAGTCTAGGTGTTACATCAAATCTAATAACTTCTCTATCGTCTGTATAAACTGCACCACCAGAGATTTGTAATAATTTATTAAGACCCGCAGCAGCGTTTACTGCAGTTACCGATTCATCGCCTGTAGCAATAATCATTTGTGTTTTTAATTCTTTATAGAATTTTTCTACTTGTGGAGTAAGTGGCACGATGCGAGTCTGATACATAACATCAGGTAAATCTAGACATTGGTCTTTAGCAAACCTTATAGCAGGTTGCAGTGCTTTAAATACTAAATCTTTTGCTGTTGGTCTTGGTATCCATTTAAAACGAGATACTTGATACATCACTTTATCTCGCCATGCAGACGATAGTTTAGGAAGTCTATCTGGACAAATAAGTTTGCCTAATCCAAAAGCATCCATAGGTGATTGAGATGCAGGGGTACCTGTCATCATCCATAGTCTTGTATCAAAATCTAATATCTTACTAAGTGTTTTCCATCGGACTGTGGTATGAGATTTATAAGCGTTGCATTCATCGACTATAATTAAATCAAATTTTGCTTTTTTAATTTCATCTTTAACGATGTTTACGCCATCATAATTAATAATAGTAAAGTCGTAGCCTCCCTCAATAATTCTTTTTCTTTTATTTGCATCGCCGTGACATACTATTGAAGTCCTATGCATACATGTATTAAAAACATCAGCTTGCCATGCAGAATGCATGATTGATAGTGGACATATAATGAGTACTTTTTTAATTTTGTTTTGAGTCATCAGATAATCTGCTGCCCAAAGAGCTGACGAAGTTTTCCCTGTACCTGCTTCATTAAAACAAAAAGCATGTTTGTTAATACTTAAAAATTCTGCAGTGGTAATTTGATGGTCAAAAGGTGTATATAGACCTGAGTATTTATAATCTCTCCTCATAGGAGAGGGAAGGTTGGATTTAAATCTAACGAGTGTATTGAGCTTGGTCATTTCATCAAGACCCCAATAAACTATTAAACTTGAAATATTATCTTCTGTACTTAAGACTTCACTTTTTTCTATGTTGTCTTTGATTAATGCCCCTAATTCTTTAGGCAACGCAAGCTTTACAGCTTTGTCTTCAACTAATTCCATAACTTCCTAACTAAATGTTTACTTAACTTGGATAATAATTATACAACTAAAAAATTATTTACGTCAACTATTTTTTCTTTCTTTCTCTTGTACTTGTTTCTGATACTAATTTTCTTTGTGAATTTCTTTTAAATGAACGGTTTTTACTTTTAGATTGTACCGTTACTCCATGAGCGTTAGTACCGCCCTTAGAAATAGCTCTCTTGTGTGCTATATCTTTTCCTTCTCTTTTATCTGCTTTACCATTACCGTTTTTATCGGGGCTTGTTGCATCCATCTTGCGACGAGCACGCGCTCTCATAGCTCTTGCAGACTTTTCATTTCGTTTCTTTTCCATTTCCCATTCATGTTTATATGGGCGTGGTCTATTTACATATGGCATTTTTAGTCACCTCATTACACCAAAATAAAAATTCATTAACAGTTAGATTGCCTCGGAACGAATTAATAGCCCTACAGACAATTTGAATGTTATTATAATTATACTCTCCTCCCGCATTAATTCTATCAATACTTGCGTTAGTTTGTATTATATTACCACGCTCACGTCTACACGTTAGTTCAACTTTACTTAGTGCACACTTATAATTTTGCTCAGCTATTTTACCTATTAATTGTTCTGCAGTAAGGGTGGTATTTTGTTTTTTAGATAACAAATGTCGGAAATATTTATACCAATCATGGTCTTCTCTCTCATATCGTTTTTGCGTTTTAACTTGATTTTTGCATGTATTACAACAAAACCGCCTATTGTGGGTAGTTGCTACCCCTGCTTTTTTGCATACAATACAAATGTATGGGTAAGTTTTAATTTTTATGAAACTCACAACTTGTAACAGGACACCAACCACAAAGTGGTGTAGGATTAGGAACCCAAGTATCATAATCATAGCTTGTCTCTAATCTTTTTAATGGCACTTCAAATGCTTTCCAAAGTTTATCCATATCACGTCTATGATATTCTTCAGTTAAAAAACTGTTTTTCATAATAAACAAAAGACCTGCTTTTATTTTTTGCACTTCTGGAAAGTACGTAAATGTCATCAAAGCCATAAGCTTTAATTGTTTAGGGTCGGGATATTTGTTACTGCCTGTTTTATAATCAATTATAAATGCATAATCTCCATCTATAATAAGCAAATCAACAATACCTCTAACCCATCTATTCTCAGAATCAAATTCACATGGCTCTTTACCATGGGTCAAAGCCATTTCATACTCTGGGTATTTTTCTCCAGGTATGTTAATTAATGCATCAACAGAGGATTTAAATCGCTGGTAATTTTTAGCAAGTTCTACTCCGTCTCTCACATAGTCTTCTAGGGCTTTATGAACCTCTTTACCATAAATCATAGCGTCATTTTCTTTGACTATATAATTTTTAAGAACTCTTATTTCATGGTATTGGCGAGGACAGTTTTGATATTGTTTAAGTGATGAGTAGCTCCACGTGTAATCTGTCATTTAC